GGATCGACCTGAACAAGGTCAAGGTCGAGGTGGACACCGACCAGGTCGGCCGCTCCGGTGAGCGTGCCGGACGCAAGCTAGGCGACGGCATCAGTAAGGGTCTGGACGGAAGCAAGGGCAAGTTCTCCCGGGCCCTGAAGAAGGCGTTCACTCCCGACCCGGAGCTGTTCACCACTCTCCGAGCGCCGTTCGCGGCGGCCTTCTCCACACCCGTCATCGCCGCTGTCGCCACGGTGGCGGGACTGGCAGCCTTGGCGTTCGTCGGAGCGTTCGCTGCAGCGCTGGCTACTGCCGGCTTGGGCGCGGTATTCCTCGGGGTCGGTGCCGCCGCGTTGTTCGGGGCCAAGAAGTCCCGGGATGACGCTGAGAAGGACCTGGCCAAGGCTGAGGAGAAGGTCCGCAAAGCAGAGCAGAGGGCCCAGTCGGGAACGGCCGCTTCCAAGAGGAGTCTGGCCGACGCTCGCGCGGAGCTGGCCAAAACCAAAGCTGCGGTCGAGGACAACGCTGCTTTCACCAAGCTGGACTCCTCCCTGGCCAAGCTGGGGGAGACGCTGAAGAACGTGGGGAAGTCAGCATCAGCCCCGCTGATGAAGCCCTTCACCAAGGCCCTTGACCTACTCTCCGCTAAGGCCCTGAAACTCTCTCCCCTGTTGCACGGCATATTCACCGCTCTGGCTCCTGCCGTCGTCCCACTAACGGAGGGCATGGCGGGTCTGGTTGAGGAATTCTTGAAGGTCCTCAGCGCCGACCCTAAGTCCTTGCAGGGTATCCGGGACTCCCTGATAGCTCTCGGGGCCAACCTCCCCCGTCTCGGTACGGCCCTGGGCCAATTCTTCGCGCTGATGGCGTCCAACGAAAACAATGTGCGAAACATGGGGCTGTTGTTCGGTCTCCTTGAATTCGTTATCGGGAACTTGGCCGTGTCGTTGTTCGCTCTTGGCAAGGCTCTCGACGGGATCATCATCGCGTGGGATGCCGTGGGCTCGGCCATTCAAACGGCTATCGGATGGATCACGGGGACCGCCGTACCGGCGATAACCAGTGCCGCTGTAGTGGTAGGCCAGTTCTTCCAGGGTATCCCTGGGATCATATCCTCGGCATGGTCTTCTGTAGTCGGGTTCTTCTCAGGGATCATTAGCTCTGTTACCGGGTTCATATCCTCGGTAGCCGCATCCGTGATTGGGTTCTTCACCGCTCTACCCGGCCGGGTGATCGGCGCGTTGACCGCGCTACCGGGGATGATGGCAGACTTCTTCTCCAACATGCTGTCAAACCTCTATTTCCTGATAGGGTTCGGAATAGGCACCGTAGTATCGTTCTTTATCAGCCTTCCCGGCCGGATCATGGGTGCCATACAGTCAATTCCCGGCCTGGTGGCGGGTGTGTGGAACTCAGTATGGAGTATGGCTAAGTTCATCGTCTCTTCCGGTATATCGGCTGTCGTCAGTTTCTTGACACAGCTCCCGGGGAGAGCTCGGTCGGCTATATCCGCGCTCGTATCCGTGGTCTCCTCGGTGTTCTCTTCCGCCAAAAATACGGCGCAATCCCAATCCACAAGCTTGGTGAATGGCGCTATCAACGTGATCAAAGGGCTTCCCGGAAAGATCCAGGGCGCTCTGTCATCCGTCAAATCCGCAGTTCTGCGAGCTTTCTCAGGGGCTGGGACGTGGCTGGTGTCCGCTGGTCGCAGCATCATCACGGGCATCATCAGTGGGATCGGAAGCGCTATCAGTGGGGCTGTCAGCGCCGCGCGCAATGCCGCTTCCAGGATCGTCGAGGGGTTCAAAAGCGCACTGAAGATCAACTCTCCATCTAAGGTGATGGAGATCCAGGTAGGTAAGCAGATCCCGGCTGGTGCGGCGGTAGGCATCGAGAAGAACATGGGTCTGGTCGACTCGCAGATCAAGGGCATGATGGGACGCTTGACTGATGTCGATTTTCCAGCGTTCGGGGCCGGTCGGCCACGCGGTGGAGACGGCGCGTCGCTGGGCGGGTCTACGCTCCAGATCACCATCCAGCCCGGGGCCATCGTGGTCCAGGGTCAGGGCCGCGAGGCCGGGCAGGCTGCTGCAGAGGCCATCCTGGAACGCCTCGGGCAAGCTACCCTAGCCCGCTGAACGGGGAGGCAGAGACATGGGATCTGTGACAGTCCTCAGACCGTCATCCACCTCCTCAGGGGCTGGATGGACGCCGAGCACGGGCACACTGCACGGCGTGACCTCGGACGACTCCGACGCCACGTACGCGACGTGGGGTGGGTCCGGCTCGGCGATGATCCTGGCCACCCCCGTGGACGCTCCCCCGGCCGGGGAACAGCGCCACCAGGTCCGGCTCCGGGCTCGCGGCGAGGACGGCAACGCGTGGTGGGCGGTCCAGCTCGGCTCCGGCGCGCTGGTAGCCGCCGCTTCAGCGGAGTTCTCCGCCTCCCCGTCAACCGTCATCGGATCGTGGGGGTTCGGCGTGCCGGCCGAAGGCTCCATCGTGATGTACACCTACGTCACCGGGGAGTCCACCGGGGTCAAGATCAATGAGCTGTACCTGGACATGGATAGCCGGGAGCCGCCGGACTTCACGGCCCAGGTGGTAGATGGATCCGGCACTGTCACCACCACAATCTCCGACACGGCCCAGCCGGTCATCCGCGCGAGCGCCATCGACCTGGACGGGCTGAACGCCAGGATCTATCGGTACTGGGTGACGCTCGGCGGGTCCATCGTCTGGGACACAGGGGAAGTGTCGGGCTCGGCGGTAAGCCGCGCGACCTCCCCGCTGGACAACGGCTCGTACGTGGCACACCTGCAGGTCTGGACCACGTTGGGCCAGGACCTGGCGTATGGGAGCGGCGAGAAGACCGTAGCTTTCACGGTGACCGTCGGCCAGGTGGCACGGCCGGAGAACCCGACCGTCACACCCGAGCCGGACTCGCCGTTCTACCTCATCGAGGTGTGCGCCCCGTACGTCGAGGACCTGGACGGCGGCCACGGGTACATGGAGATCCAGCGGGTGGACTGCCCGGTGGGCGGCTACCTGGTGGCCACCGGATCAGGCACGTCGTACGCCAGCACCCCGGACCCGGGAACCCTCCTGACGGACCTTCAGGTAACCGTCCTGGCCGCTCGTGACGACGACTGGAGACCAGGTACGGACGAGACGCTGGCCAGCCAGTACGACTCCACGAACCCGGCTGTCGGCCGGTCCTGGCGCGTAGCGCTGGACGCTGATGGCGACGGCAGCCCGGAGCGCGAGGGGCGGCCGTTCCTGGAGTGGAGCCCAGACGGGAGCAGTTCCGTGCTGACGGCCGTGGCTGATCGACGCGCACCGGTGGACCCGTACGGCCGGGTCAATCTCCGCGTGCTGCTGGACGCCGACAACGGGGCCGGTGGGTGGACCGTCACCTTCAGCACGATGAACGATGACGGGGCCTGGGTTCAGCTCGGGGAGCCGGTCATCGGAGCTGGCACCACGACGATCTTCGCCTCAGGAACCGAGTACTCCGTGGGTGCTCACACGAGCGGTACGGCAGAGCAGTTCGAGGGGAGGATCTACTCGCTTCAGGTGCGCGACGGCACCAGTGGCCTGGCAGCCGTAAACCCCGATTTCACCAACCACCTGGACAGTACGGCCGAGTTCCAGGACGACGCCGGCAATACCTGGACGGTGCACTCTCCGGCCACGATCTACTCGCCCACCTCCACGGTGACAGTGGCCATGCTCGGCCCGCTGGAGACCGACCAGTGCGCGGAGTGGGTGGACTTCACCCTCCCCCGGTCCGGTGTGGGCATCACGTGCGAGCACGCGCCCGAGGCGTGTTGCTCGTACTACCGGACCCGCACCGTGGGCCGGGTCGACGGGGAGATCAGGATCAGCAACTGGTCCGACGTGTTCGACCCAGGCATCCCGATGGGCCTGATCGTGATGTGGCCATCCACCAACGCGTCCATCCCGGACGGCTGGAGCCGGGTCACGTCGCTGGATGGCCGCTACCCCAAGGGCGTGCCCAACTCCTCCACCCAGCCCGGTTCTTCCGGCGGTGCCACTTCCCACAGCCATACCCTGCCGACGCACGCCCACGACATCAGCCACGCGCACTCCGTCATCGGATCGACGGGCACGGCCACGGGAACAGTGACATCCGGGGACGGTGCTGCCGGATCCATGGCGGCGCTGAGTTCGCACACCCACAGTCGGTCATCGGTCAACTCTGCCACCGTCACCAGTGGCGCGGCGACACCAACCACCGGCACGGGGAGCAACGAGCCCGCGCGTCTCGAGGTGCTATTCGTCGAGTCGGACGGGACTCCGCTGGAAGTCCCGGACGGTGCCCTGGGCCTGATGCCCGATATATCGGTGTCAGGATGGAGCACCTACGCGGCGGGGACTCAGCGCTTCCTCAAGGGTGCGGCCCCCGGTGGCGACGGCGGTGCGACAGCGGCCAGTGGGGCGGACGCCCACACGCACACCCTTGCCGACCACACGCACACGGGGGCAGCTCACCTCCATATAGCCTCCGATACCGGGACGTTCACCAGCGACAAGTCACTGTTCGGGGGCCCCGTCGCCAACGTCCTGTGGCAGGGTTCGCACACCCACCCGGTTACTGTCGGCGGCGCGACATCGGGGTCTCTGACCAGCGACGGAGCTGATAACTCCGGAGTGTCGGGGACGATTCAGCCCCCGTACCGCAACCTCCGGCTCAACGAGAAGACCGCTGGCGGGGTGGCACTCCCCGTGGGCCTCATCTGCGCGTGGCGGGGGTCCCTCGGGTCCATCCCGTACAACTGGCAGTTGTGTGACGGAAGTAACGGCACCCCGGACATGTTCGGCCTGTACCCCCGGGCCGAGACTGCCAGCCTGAACGGCACCGGCGGATCACTCGCGGCACACATTCACACCAGCCCCAGCCACGACCACCCGACCAGCGCTCACGCTCACACGGAGACGATCGGCTCGCCATCCGCATCCGTGGCGGCTACCCAGACGGCGGCCACCGTGACCGTGGTCCTAGGCACGCACACCCATACGGCCTCCAACACAGAGGGCACGACCCCAACGGTTGGCCAGTCCACCTCAGGCTCGCTGGCCAGCGCGACCAGCGAGCCACCCTATGAAGACGTGGCGTTCGTCCAACTGGTCTCCACGCCGGTACCTCCCCCGGATCCGGATGTCTTCTGCCTGGTGTGGGACACCGACGAGCACCTGATCCGCAGCACGGGGCCGACCGGTCCGATCTGGGCCCCGGTCCTGGGGAAGTTCGAGTGGACCGTGGAACGGCCGTTCACGGCATCCAGCGGCCTGATGGGGTCTCGGTTCGTCACCAGCGCGCCCCCCGGCGGCCGGAACCTCAGCATGACGGCGGCTGTGGAGAGTGAAGCCGCGTTGGCCCAGCTCCGGGCGGTCCTGTCCCGTCCGCTGGTGCTCATCTCCCCGAGCGACGCGAACGAGGTGTGGGCCGCGCCGGTAGCGGAGTCGGTCACCGTTATCAAGGTGGGGCGCATCCGCCAGGTAACCGCTTCGTTCATCGGGACCGGCCCGGAACCCGCTCCCCAACTAGCCGATGTGGGAAGCTGACAGTTATGACGGTAAAGACGGTAAAGACGCGCCGGGATGTATCCGATCGGGAGTGCATGAGGGGGCCCTGCCTTGTCAGTCATTGATGTTCTCCGGCCTGTCTCGGTGCGCAGCACCGGCGGGGCAAGCTCCGTCCCGTCCGGAACCCTGGCCGATGTGTCGTCGGACAACTCCGATGCCACGTACATCCAGCTCCCGGTGGCGAACGCGGGGAACAACTGGTCCTTGCGGCTGGAACCACACACACCGGCGGCCGGGTATCAGAGGCACCAGGTCCGGGGACGCATCCGCGCTAAGTGCGACGCCGACACGCTCACCGAGGACATCGATCTGGGGAGGAGCGTGGCCGACTACATTAACTACCAGACGGTCCCGCTTACCGCATCCTTCAGCGAGCAGATCACCGACTGGTTTCAGGACGCCAATTACGGACTTTTTCTAGCCGGAGCGATATCTGACCTGAACATGGGGGGTGGCTGGGCGGACAACATAACCGGCAGCGCCAGCCTGGTTCAGACAGCCGAGTGCTACGTGGATGTGGACTGCCGGCTGGAGCCTCAATACAGCC